CAGCGCGCCCCGGAGGATTTCACTCCTCTAAGCGCGCGACCCAGTCGTTTCGGCATAAGCCACGACGACACTCGTTGATTCGAAACCTAGCAGAGACAGCAAAAATGACATCAAAATCATTGTCCCAGAGTATCGGTGTCCAATCCGGAATGGACTACCGTGACACTGTCACGGGTCAGTCAATCGGTGATGGATACTATCAATCCACTGCTCAGTGGTTTGATACTGTTACCTACGGGGATTCAAACCCCGATTGGAAGCAGGCGCTTCGTGAGGGCAGAGATGCCACCACGTCGCTTACTGGGAGTAAATGCACGGTGCGCGTGAAAAGCGCTAACCTAAAGTTCGTGAAGAAAATCCCGAACCCCGCATTTTACATTTTGATGAAAGGAGCCCACCACTTTTCGGTGCAACCTCCGGCTGCTAATCCTGCGACGCTAGATGAGACGAGCGCTAATGCGTTCGCGCTGGGAAAGTTTGCTCAGAAGGTCAATGAGGCGGAAATCGCCATACAAGGCGGTGTCGTTCTCGGTGAGCTTCGACAAACTCTCCAAATGCTAAGAAGTCCTGCACAAGGACTCCGTCGTCTTGTAGACGATCAACGAGGCATTCTAGTGCGCATTCGCGCGCAAAGACGCCTCGGATCTATTCTCCTTCATAAAAGGAAAATAGCGGAGAACCTCGCAGACGCATGGCTCGAGATGCAACTCGGTTGGCGACCGTTTCTGTCGGATATAGAGTCGGCGCATAACGCGCTGAATATCTATACAACCGGACAGTCAGCCTACACCCGCCGTATTACGGCGAAGGCGGAGGATAATACGATCGGCATCGAGTCGGTGTCCAACAATGGCGAATCATTCGCTTTTGTTCAGGTACACACGCGGACAGATAGTCACATTTCTGTGATTTATCGAGGAGCCTTGAGAGTAGAAGGGCAGCACCCTGGCTCGATGGATCCGAAGCTTTTGGGCTTTCGTCCAAAAGACTTCCTTCCTACAGCCTGGGAGCTGATTCCCTACTCGTTCCTAGCAGATTATTTCACTAATATTGGTGGAATAATTTACGGCATGTCAAACTTGTTTACTCGACTAGCATGGTGCAATCGCACCGTGAGGAAGAGTTACGAGGGACATGGCTGGTCGTCCAAATATTTGGATGATAGCGTTACCGTAACTGGCGCGTTCGCAGAAATTGTCACCTCTAAGACTAGCGTCTCTAGAGCGAAGTATACGGGACATGGTGTCCCGTCCTTGGCTTTTAAGATTCCCAGCTTTGGGAGCCTCAAGTGGCTAAACATAGCCGCTCTGGTAGCGAATCGGAAAGGTGATCGGAACTGGTCTTTCGACTAAGATCCAATGGAGACTACGATGACAATGGCAAAAAGCCTTGTGACCGTTACTGTAGAGAACGTGTTCCGCAACTTCTTGATCGACGAGGAGCGTTATGAACTCCTCGAAGTGGTAGGACAGATGGAGGACGTCTTTTTTAATACTGACGTTCTCGCTGTTCCGCCAATCAAGAATGAGCGGATTAAAGCCTTCCTTGAAGGTGTCGTCGAGAATTTCGCTCTTGGCGCTGCGTCTATGTTACGGGTCTATGCCTCTGACGAGAGATGGCGTGATATTCCTGCTATCGTACTCGACCGTGCTCGCCGCGCTGCGGCGAGTATGTGTGTGTACGATGCGGATTTTGACGCCACCGAATCGCCGAGGCAACAGATCCAAACGTGGACGTGGTGCCTTTGGGCGAACTTCGACGATGCGCTTCAAGAAGCGCACGTTAGTTCTGCCGCTAAATTCGGTACTCTTAAAGTGAGTGCTGAATCGGGCGGTAAGATTCGATACAGTTAAAGTCCCTTAGGACATGGAGCTACAATCATGACGATTGCAGTTACTTCTCCCGTCGTCGCTCTGACGACTTTTACAGGTCTCACAAACCCTACCTATACGTTAGTGGCCGATCAGGCCCCTGCGAATGGGAAAGGTTACGCCGTGTCTGCACTCGGTGGCACCCAAACGGGTGTGGAGATCAGCTCTGCCTCTAACCCATTCACGCTGCAGTTTTTGAGGCCGGCCGTGCTTCGCACGCAACCG